TCGCCGGTGGCGGATGCTGCGCCCCTCTCGCCGGTGGCGGATGCTGCGCCCCTCCAGCCGGTGGCGGATGCTGCGCCACTCTCGCCGGTGGCGGATGCTGCGCCACTCTCGCCGGTGGCGGATGCTGCGCCCCTCCAGCCGGTGGCGGATGCTGCGCCACTCTCGCCGGTGGCGTGGTTTTCCTTTTCGCTGTTCGCCTTTTTGATGGCATTGTCAAAGTCACACTGCGCTTTAACGTACTCCACCTGCGCCTTGACCAACCCCGGAATGCCGATCTCTGCGCTCAATGTGAGTTTCTTGCCGACGCGCTTCGTGTCGTCACTGTGCATCTCGTCGCTGACATCCTCCAGCTCCGCCTCGAAATACCGGGAGCCATCTCCGGGCACGTAGTAACCCAGCACATCAAGCGGCATTTCACAGGCGTGGAGACCTCTTTTACAGAGTTTAGCGTCTCCATCCACTTCTGCCGTTTTACCAAGCTCATACTGAAAACCACGGCACTTCATATCCTTGTCAGTTGCCTTGTAAACCTTCATTTCAGTCCTCCCTTCGCGCCCTGTTGTATGCGCTTGTAAACCTTGCGCATCACGCGCCCCTTGTACTCCTTGAACTCGTTGTTCTTGACCCGCTCCGCGTAGGAGATGGCTTTCTCCGCCTCGTGCTGCTCCCAAACCGGACAGCCGGTACGGCAACCTACCCGTCTATTGGAGCATTCGATGGGGCAGTTGGTCATTCCCATCTCACCAGCTCCCGGCTCACACCGGCGCGGTGCGCCTCCTCGTGGGGCATCAGCACGTCCACCGTGTAGCCGTACACTCCGGTGTCGGCTGCTATGTACTCCTTGCCTCCGATGGTCACGGTGCTGCCCAGGGGGATAATGTCCGGGTCAACTGCCACCGCCTCGCCGATGCAGACCCACCGTCCAGAGGCCGTCAGCACCTGCCCTGCCTCGTTGCGGTTGATGTCCGCATAGGGCGTGCAGCAGGCGCAATAGCCGGTGATGTCGCATACCAGCAGATTCTCCGGCGGCTTTGCGGCGGACAGCACCGCCGCCTGCACCGCAGTGGACAGAGGAGGGGGTGCGTCCTCCGGCTCCTGTGCCTCCGGCAGCGTCAGCGCCCAGAGGAGGATGCCGATGATCAGCAGGATCATCAAAGCGTTTAGGATCCAGAGCCGCCTGTTCCACCGCCGCTCCCAGCAGCGCTGGGAATACTCCCGCGCCCGCCTGTTCCGCTCTCTCATACCCGTTACCTCCATGTGTCCTAAATGTTCCAGGTGCAGCTCTTTGCCAGACGCTTAACTGCGTTTTCCCTGCAAATTGCCTTGATTGTGCATCGTACCGGCCGTCCTGTAGCGTTTTCTACGCCGGAAAATTCCATCCAGTGATAAGATTGCCCGCGAACGCCGGACGGCTTCATGCGCCCCTCCGGGAGTATCACATCAATCGTCTTTCGCTCTTTGTCGTAGCTTCCGAATACCGTTTCGCAATCGGAGAAAGACGTCTTGTACCTGCGGTACAACATCGTTTCGATTGTCGTTCCGTTCATCGCCCCAGCGCCTCCACGCCCTTGACGATGGCCCAGCTCAGCCACGCCGCGCCGATAAACGCCAGCGCCCATGCAAACGCGCTCATTTCGCACCTCCACACTTCTTCTCGTTCGGCACAAGGCCGACAAACTCAAGCCCTCTTCCACGGGCGTAAATCTCGCCCAAGATCTTCCCCAGCTTTACGGGGTCTGGGGGCGTTACCCAAATGATTTTGTACTCCGGCTTTTTACTCATTGCCTTTTCCTTTCTCCCGTGCTACAATAAGCACGGACACAATATCTTGTGGTGAAATTTGTCCCACCCGCCCCGCTCGATGCTGCAACATTGGGCGGGGCATTTTTTTACTGCCCGTCGCTGGATTCAAACAGCTCGTCCACCGTCACGCCGTACATCTTCGCCAACTTCTTGTGGTACTTCCGCAACGGTCGCCAGTCGCCAAGTTCCCAATGCGTTACGCAGGATAAGTCAACATTCAGTTTCTTTGCCACCTGTGCGCGGGTCAGTCCGGAGCGTTCTCGTAGCTCTCTCAATGTCAATTTTTGTGTCCTCCCTTCATTGTGAGTTATCATTGACTGCGGCGGGGAGATTTGCTATACTGCCGTTAGCCCTCTTTGGGCAACTTCAAAGGAGGTGGTTTTCGTGACCAACCTTTTGATTTTGCCTGTTCCCTTCCTGCCGGGTCGCAACAGCGGTTGCCAAAGCGCGTAAAACTGGCTAAATGCAGCAACTGATACGGCGGAGCACTCAGTGAAGAGGTTAAAACTCACGGTGATATGCCAGTAATCATATCCCACCGTATCGGGTACTCCCGATGGCTTACCAGCGAGAAGGCCATGCGCAGAACCAAAACTGCGAAAGTGGTAAGGCTCCAGAAGAACTTGTAGCACCATTGCAAGCGGCGAAAGCCTGCACGGGGCAAAGGGTAAACAAATTTGGACATTGGCCGGTGGGAATGGTGCTCCCGCCGGTCTTATGTTTCCCCGCCGCAGTCAATGCCCGCCGAAACCTCATAAACATGAGAAATCACACTTGACACTGCCCCGTAAGCGTATTACAATGAAATCGCCAAAAGACATTGCAAAAGCCGCTTTTATGGGGGCTGGTTTTTGTGTACCCTTTTCCGGTGGGCTTAGGTATATGATACCTCACAGATGCGAGGTTTGCAATAGGTAAATTCAGTGTTTATTGAGTTTTGGCAAATCTAACAAATATAGGCAAGCGAATATGTCAATTATGCAAGAGCGTGTCCTTTCTCTTATCCCTCGCAAACCTGACGGGAAATATGTGCATGGCGCAAAGGCTGATTTTGCAAGGGAACTTGGGTTTAAGAGCGGGGCGATAGTAAGCGATTGGGAATCAGGGAAAAGCGATTCATATAAAAATTATCTTTACCAAATCTCGGCGCTGCATGGCGTATCCGTTGAATACCTCCGTGGCGAAACGGACGACCCGGGCATAAAAGAAGCCCCCGCCACAGAGGGCGAGGGCTATACAGATTTGCAGAAGGCCGCTATTCAGTTTGTGTTGTCATTACCGCCGGAAAAGCTGGAGCGGTTTATAAAAATGGGTCGCGCTGCTTTTGAGGAAGACCAATGAAAGAAATCATTATTGCACGCAGTTAAATGCCGTGATCGAGTGCAAGCGGAAAGCCAACGGTTAAAATGCGGCCTTTCCGGCTTCGCCCTCTTTCTAAAACACCTCAAGTTCCCCGGTAAACAGGTTTCGCGCCATTCGGTAAAGCTCGGTCATTGCGGTCTCGCGATCCATGCCGTCGCATTCCAGGCCGATTTCATACTCGACGCCTTTTTCTTTACTGATCGCCCTAATTTTCATTTTAGAGCATCCATGATTTTTTGAAGTTGTTCGTCGGATAACTTTTGTATCAGGTCAAAGGCTTCTGCCAGCATTTTTTGATACTCTATTGTATCACTTTTCACGTCTTCGCGCAACATTTTGTGTCCCTCCAAATGATTATAGTAACGGGGCTATATGTCGATTATTGCACTTTGTGCAGTCGAAAATATAAGAAAATGGAGAGTTGAGATGAAAAAGTTTTTGCTTATCGCGATGTCTTTGGTTCTCGCGCTCGGCATGTTAACCGCCTGCGGGGGAACAAATCAGACCAAGCCAGAAAACGAGCCGGTAACTCCGCCCGATCTCGTTGGAGAGTGGAAGCAGACAAACAGCGATGCAGAGGACGCATGGCAGGCCGCTACCATTTCCGGAGATGCCATTGAGGTGTATTGGGTATCTGATAATGGAGACACCAAAGCCCTCTATTGGGCTGGCACTTTTGATGCCCCTCCCACGGCGGATGAGCCGTACACCTGGGAATCGGAAAATGATAAAGACCAGACCGATATGGCAATTCTCGCCAGCGGCGATGACACCAAGACGTTTACCTATCAGGACGGCGTAATTAGCTACGAAGTGTCTGCTATGGGAGCTACGCAGACCGTAAAACTTGAGAAGCAATAAGTAACTAAAGGCACTGCCGCTCTCCGCAACAAACGGCAGTGCCTTTTTGCAGGCAGCGAGGAGCGGTCGCCGCTGCATAATTTGACCATACTCCGCGTTGCTTGACTACTTCAACGCCAAAACCTTGCAATAAAACAGCGTGTGGTGAGGTTCGGTAAGCCCTCATCTTGCGACTTCGCGGTGCCAAAATCGGAGAAATTAAGGTGATGCAAATGAACATTCAAGAGGTGTGTAGAATCCGCAAAGAAGAATTGAAACTGACCTATCAGGACATTTCCGACACTTCCGGCGTACCGTTGTCCACCGTGCAGAATTTCTTTTCCAAGTTTTCAAAGTCGCCGTCCATTTACACTGTCGCGCCGATCTGCAAGGCAATGGGCATATCCCTTGACGAGACGTTCGGAATTTCCGAACACCTGACGCCGACCGAGGAAACTTTGCAGGCGCGGAATGATGAGCTGGAACGCCATGTTGACGCAAAAGCAGACATGATCGAGATCATGCGGCGTGGAGTGCGTATCCGCAACGGCGTGATTGCTATAATGTTTTTTATAATTGTTCTTCTCGCTGCATGGTGCGTGTACATTGATTTTCATTGTATAGATTACGGATTTTGGAGGGGGATTTGATGATAGCGGCATTGATGAGAGTGGCTTTGATAAGAGTGGCTTTGTATATCCGCGTCTCAAGCGAAGAACAGGCGCGGCATGGCCTGTCCCTGCAAGAGCAGCGGGACGCGCTGATAAGATATGCAAAAGCAAATAAAATGACCGTGGTGGGCATATATGAGGACGCGGGAATATCCGCGAGAAAGCCGTATAAAAAGCGTCCGGCGCTCCTGCGACTGCTGGGCGATTGCAAAGACGGTAAGATAGACATGATTCTGTTTGTCAAACTTGACCGCTGGTTTCGCAATGTCGCGGGGTATTACGATGTACAAACACAGCTCGACCAGTACGGCGTAACATGGCAAGCGACGGAAGAAGATTACGAAACACGGACTGCTTCAGGGCGTTTAAAGGTCAATATTATGTTGTCAGTCGCGCAAGACGAGGCCGACCGCACAAGCGAACGAATCAAATTTATCAACGATGGAAAACGGGCAAAAGGACAACCGGCCGGCTCAAAAGCGCCTTTAGGGTATGTCATCACGGACAGGCAATACCAGATTGATAACGGCACGGTAGATGCAGCGCGAGATATGTTCGCCGCGTTCATCCGGCTAAAAAGCGTCCTTGCCGTAAAGCGATATATGCTTGACACATGGGGCATTGACCGGGCTTATAGCAAGTATGTAAACTATTTCCGCAACCGTCTTTACATCGGCGAGGTTTACGGCATCGAAAATGCTTGTCCGGCGTTGGTTAGTAAGCAAGACTTTGACATTGTAAATGATATTATTCGCCAGCGGTCACAACGCTGTGCGGGAGTTGACACAGACCGCGTGTATCTGTTTTCCGGGATACTGCATTGTAAAGAATGCGGGAAAACGATGCAATCGGAAACCGTAAAGAAGACATATACATATTACCGATGCCGGACTCGGATGCTTGATAACACCTCTTGCCCTCACACAAAAAGGATACGAGAGGATGTGTTGGAAGACTACCTACTACACGAGCTTGCTGGAATCGCAGAGCGGAACAATAGGTACTACAAAAAGGCCGAAAAAAAGCCCACGCAAAGCGCGGACTCGATACGAAAGAAAATGAGCAAACTAAAAACGCTATACCTAAACGATTTGATTGAGCTTGACGATTATAAAGCGGAATACTCGATCTTGAAAAGATCCCTCGAAACCGTGGAGGAAAAGCCGAAGACAGACCTCGACGCCTTGAGAAACGGGCTGGGCGAATATGGCACATACTCTCGGGAAGAAAAAAAGGAATTCTGGACGCGCTTCATCAAGCGGATTGATGCAGACAACGATGGCGCGTTTTTCGTAACGCCGCGTTAGGCATATTTTACCTTGGCGGACACAAAGGGTAAGTATACCTAAAAAATCCCCCGCCGTAAATGACGGGGGATTTTTTACCTATCGAGTTTACGCATGACGCTGTTGTAGACGCGCTCGTTAACAACTTTCAAACTGTCCATCAGTTCGTCCATAACCGCCCATGCCACACTTGGCTCAACAGCTGATACGGCCCGCAGAAAGTCGCTGTCGCCGAAAACTTCAACCGGTGCAGGAGCGGCGGAATACAGCATTGGCGACATTTTGTCGTTAACGTCGTTTTGCTGGTTAAGCACCGTATACAGCACGGCAAGGCGTTCATAGTTTGTCCAGCTGGACTCTTCGGTTTCTAACCGCGCTATCCACCTTTTGATCTCGGTCTCATCACTCATGGGGCGTTTACCCCCTTTCGTCCTCCAGCACGTCCATGCAGCGCTGAATGGCGCTTCGGATGGTGTCATCGTCTGCGCTATCCAGCATATCTTGCAACTGCCGTCTCATTCCGTCGCGTGCGCTGTCGCGGCTGTAATGACCCCGGACATAATGCTTTCGGCTTCTTGCGTAGGAGCTACCACCTCCGTACTCATCGTGCGGATACCGACGCGGCTGATACCCAGCTCTGGAATAGCCGCCATCTTCAATTGCCTCAATTTTATCCAGATTTTTGATGGTGCTTGCCAGTTTGTGCGCGATATCCAGATCACCTGCTCCAAGCTCACCCTTTCTGGCAATTTCATCCAGCTCATCGCAAAGCATATCGCGCAGCTCATACATAGATTTCATGCTCATGCTTTACCTCCTTTCAGCAGACGCGCTCCACGATCATGTTGCTATTGGCAAAGCTGATCGCCTGAGCGCTGGTGTTCTCCATCGCCACCGTTACGCAACAGCCCTTCGGCACGTCCACGTTGGCAGCGACGAAGATATTGAAATAATTCTCCACGGCGGCGGGCGTTACTGTCGCAACAGCGCTGGTCAGCGGCTCACCGTTGATAGCCAGCGCGGTGGAGATCGCGCCCACCGTGCCGCCGGTGGGGATGGCGATGTTTCCGCCGAAGGACACACGGAAACGCGCCTTGCACTGGTTTGTCAGGCCACGCAAGAACACCTGCCCGCTGCCCTCGCGGTGTACGATGCAGGACTTGCCCGCAACGGCAGTTTCCGTCAGCGGTACATTCTGCCCGGCAGGAACAGAAACGATGTTGGTATTTACATATTCAGCCAAAATACTCACTCCTTTCAAAAATGCAGACGGCGGAGCTATTGCCCCGCCGCCTTTCAATATCAGCCCGGAGCTGAACAATTTCCGTTTTGGAAATAGATTTCTATGCAGTTGTCAGCAGCCGGAGCAGCCGGTGTAGCTGCCAGCCCACGGGTTGCAGGATGCATACGCCGGGATAGGCGTAGGCCGCAGCTGGGAGATCAGATAGTTGTTCTGCGCCGCCTGAGACGCGGCCAGACGCAGCTCCTGATTTGCGCTCTCCAGATCGCGCATCTTGGAGTTGGTCAGGAAGTCCAGGATGGCGCGGCTGTTGGCGTTCTGATTCTCCACGATGTCGCGGGTGGCGTTCTGCACGGTGTTCCGCGTGTCACACGCCTGCGTCGCCATGTCGTAGCGCACCTGCGCGATGGCGGCTCTGTTCTCGCAACAGCAGTTTGCCGCCTGCATCTGCATAGCGCTGAGCTGCTGCATCAGTGCGGCCTGCTGGTTGGCGCGGGACAGCTCGGCATTGCCGAAGCCGGTCAACAGCGTGTTGTTCACGGCATAGAAGCCGTCGCACAGCCCGCCGTTGATGATATCCATCTTGCGCTCGATATTGGAGAAGTCGGAGGCCAGCACATAGCCGTCCACCACACCGCCGGAATTGCCAGCGTTGTTGCCCCAGCCATTGCCGCCCCAGCCGCAGAACGCGAACAGGAACAGGATGATGAGGAACCACGCGCCGTCACCGCCAAAGCCAAAGCCGTTACCGCTGCCATTGGCAGGGGTCACAGGCATGGTCATGGTGGGCATACCCTCGGAAAGAGACATAGTATCACTCCTTTTTATTGATGTAATTTATCTGAATCGCGGCCACGATCAAGAAACAAGTTACGTTTTGTCTTACGTTCCGTCTTACGTTTCGTCTTATGTTTTGCTTATTCCATCAGACTTTGAAATTGCTTCGCCATCTGCTGGAGCTGGTTCAACTGCTGCTGCGTGAGCTTGCCGCTTTGCAGCAGCTTCTCCACCTCTACCTTGGGGTCGCCCTGGAAATTCGCCTTGAACTGCTTGAACTGCTGCACCATCTGCATAAAACCGTTGCCGCCGCCCATTGCACCGAAAAACGGATTATTCATCGCTCTTTTCCTCCTTGCGCTTCTTGCCCTTCATTTCGCTCACAAGCGCCGCCAGCGCGTCAAACTCTTTACGGGTCACATATTCCGCAGCGGGCGCTTTCTGCGTGTCAGGAGCGCTTGCAAGCCGCTCCACAAGGTCGTACACCTTGAGCGTCGGCTTGCCGCTTGCATCGGCCTGTTTCAGATACACCGTGGGCGCCGTCGAATCCCACAGCGCCACCGCCGCATTGGGAGCGACCATCCAGCTTCTTGCCTCCTGTTCGCCGGATACCCACTGCACGCCGCTTTGCGGCAGGGGATTTTGCGGCATCGGAGGAATAGCCTGCATCTGCTGCTGCCTCAGCTGGGCGAGGTTGTCCTGCATCGGCGGCATATAGGGGTTTCCATAGTAGGGGTAGTTCATGCTTCATCCGTCCTTTCCCAATAATACAAAACTGTTTCGTTGCTGCTGTCCCAGCTGTCATATAAAACACCATCTTGTACACACACGACATGACCGGAGAGCGCGAGAATATACGTCCCAAATGGGTGCTCATCGGCAAAACGGCCAACTGTGTAACAATCAGGACAGGTATCCGGCACGATGTACCGTCGGAAACCTACCGACCGAAGATAAGCGCCCCAGCAGGAGTTAGCCGACGGCATATCCCCGTCAAGATATCCCTGTACGCAAAGCCGGAGGTACGTCTCACCCCAGTCCTTGCCAGTTGCTTTTGATATGGCTCTGACGGTACAGTCGCCTACGTTTTTACCTCGTGGGTTTTCATTGTAGTAGCTATACATATTCGCGCCTATCGTCGTGGAAAAGCTCCACGATGCGCACAAGGAAAAGCAATCCAGCAAAGTCCGCTCCGTATTGGTCGCATATATCCCGCGCCATATCCGCCGTATACCCGCACGTCAGCAGCCGATCCATTACACTCATTTCGACACCCCCTGTATATCTCACAACATACAATAAAAAAGGCCCAACAAAGAGCCTGAAAAAGGTCTTTGTTGGGTCTTCTATTTATGGGTTTTTGATATGGTCGGCAATCTTTTGGTAACCGTTGCGGCGGCACTTCTTGACATACTCGACCGACGAAAACAGCCTGTTTGCCACCTGCTGGCGGGATTGTTGCTTAACATCGCACGCGATGATGCAAAACGCCTCGTCTCCCGGAAGCTCAAGCGCGGCAACGTAATCAATGGCGCGTTGCGGGGACATACTGCGCAGTCTTGCGCGGATGTCTCGGTAAGTTGTATTCATGGCGATCATATTCGCCGTGGACTTGCGGAGCTTTGGTGGAAGCAGGGGTCGGCGCATCGTTATCCCTGTTTCGTCCAGAGTTTTGGATCCGTAAATGTGTCGCTCTCTTCACATAGAAAAAACGATTTTCTTACTGCCCCAGCAGCTTGCCCCACGTCCCTTTCCCAGCAATGCCGTCAGCGCCGAGGCCGTACTTGGTCTGGAACTTCTTCAGCGCCGCTTCCGTGCCGCTGCCGAAGTCGCCATCCGCACCGGCCGCGCCGCAGGAGAACCCGTAGGCGATCAGCGCCGCTTGCAGGGTCTTCACGTCCGCGCCCTCCATGCCGCGCTTGAGCATCCGTACCTGCATGGGCAGCGTCGTGTCCTTCTCCGCAGGCACCGGCACCGGCACGTTGGCGCTCTCCACGAACGTCACACCCAGTGCGTTGCACAGCCCCTTGGCGATGGTCTCGCCGATCAGGGTGGTGTTGTCGATGATCCACTGTGCAACACTGGGAACATCGTGGAAGTCCGTCTCGATGTACACCGTCGTGGCGGCAGGATGCTTCACCTCATACAGTGCGGGATAGGCTCGGATCACGTCCGGCGCACCCGGCGTAATCGGGCCAAGTACGTCCATTACAGCCTGACACGCCTTGTACCCGGCACTGTTCCGGTCGCCGCTGTAACAGAACAGATGCGTACCGCTGGCCTTGCCATTGCAGGCGTTGGAATGGATGGGGACGTGCAGATCCGCCTTGAAGCGATTGGATTCGGCCACGCGGTTTGCCATCGTGTCGTACTGCCTCAGCATGACCTCCACGCCGGAGCGCTCCAGAGCGGTCTTGCAAGCCCATGCAATGCGCCCGCACTGGATGGCCTCGGTGGTGTTGCCCACCGCGTAGGTGTTCCGCCGCTGGTCGCTGGGGGACAGATACACTCTCTTAGCCATTGTTGCCCGCCTCCTTGTGATACTGTGCCGTGCTGATGCACAGCACCGCGCCGAGGAACGTGTCCACGGCGGTGATGGTGGTCACCACCTCATCCGCATAAGGCCACGCCCACACCGCCGCCAGCGCCGCGTACAGCGTAGCCACGGCGGGCATAACGATGATGACCAACCACTTGAGGATGTCGTATACCTTGTTGTTCAGTTTCATAACAAGTTCCTTTCCGGCCTGTCGGCCTGTTCCATTTTTGTCTCACCGTATGGGCAGCTTCCGCACTTCTTCCATGACGCGCCGTGCGCTGCCGTTGCCGCCCATCTCCTCATACGGCTCATATAGATACACCTGCAAGTTCTCATACTCGTCCTGTGTGACGTAGCCCCGCTCGATGTACACCATGCCGAGGTGGATAATGCGGTCGTGGGCCAGCCCTACCAGCATCTTCCGCTCCGCATCGTCTGCCTTGCTGCGCTTGGCCGTCAGCTCCATCCGCTTGAGGATCACCTTGCTCACCACGCCCCACAGGGCGGTGGAGGTCAGCAGTGCCACAAGAAGCGGCACGCCGACATTTGTCCACGCTTCCATCCGGTCACCTCCTACAACTCGGCGCTGAGCACGATCTGTGCCCCTTGCCGCATGAACAGGGCGTAGGTCTCGCCAGCCGTCAGGCCGCTGGACGTAAAGATCAGGCTTCGCATGCTGCAAGCCCCGCCGGTCTGCATCGCCCAGCCGCCTGTGGCCCTGGTGACGTCCTTCGGACTGCCGGAAGTTTTGCCCACCTTGAACAGCGATACGCCGCCGGTGGGGATGGTGGGCGTAGGCGATATGCGCATGGGCACAGCCAGCGGGATGGGTACCCACAGGTCGACGGTGTTGTTGGCGTACCCGATGGCCACTCCGTTGCCGGAGGTGTCGTAGGGCGTGGAGATGATCTGGAGATATCTCATGCACTTGGTCAACTCCTCGCCGTAGTCGGGGATCTCGTTGAGAACCCACGCGCCGTCCTCCTGATGTGCCAGCGTCTGCTGGGAGCCCATCTCCAGCTTGACGGCAATAACGCCTACGGTATACCCCGAATACGCTCTGAGCATCACTTTGGTCGTGTGCTCCTTGCTGTGCTGAAGGCATACATAGCCGGTGCTATTCCCGTTAACCGCGAAATAGCTGACCCCGATAGTCTCGTCGGTCGTAATGGCCGACAGTTCTTCTTTACTGGGGACAGTCGCGGTGGCGGAGCATAGCCCCGTCGTCGTCAGTGCGGATACCGTGACCTGCTTTCCACACAGACTATACGGTTCCTCTAAAATCTCCGAAATCAGCGCGTTCTGCGACAGTTCGATATAACCATCCTTAATGGTAGTGACGTTAGGGGTTACAGCTTCGGCTTTCCACCGGTCGATACCGTATCCCGTGCCGCTGTACGTTGTCTTGCCCCGCTGATTCACCGGCGCACCGAAATACCAGTTGTCCAGCAGGTTCCGGTTACAGGGCTGCACTTTGGTAGCGATGACGCTGCCGCTGATGGCGATACCATCGCCAGCCGTATACGGTGCTGGTGCGCCGATGTTCGCCCGTGCCTGCTCCTTCTGCGCGGCGGTCAGGGTTTGCGGGGCATTGTACTTGACGGCACCGTCAACCGATGTCGCGGCTTCCTCTGCGCTCTGCGCCGCAGCCGTTGCGCTCGCCGCTGCGTTCTGCGCCGCAGTCACGGCATTTGCAATAGTGGCTGTCAAAACATTGTAGTAATCGCTCGAAATGATTTGCGCATCAGGATATACAGATGCGGCAACATCAATTTTGAATGCGAAAGAAGCAAGTTTGCTGTTGCTCGATCCGTAAATATCGACCTGTGCAAACACATCACCTGCAACGGTAAGGACTTGCGCGGCAACGGGTATTGTGACAACATTTCCGTCAACGTCAACGACATTTCCCACTTCATCTGCGTCATACATTCCACCTGTACCATCAGGCTTCGCGAAACGCAGCATAACACTTGCAGAACCAACATCGTATGCGCTTGCGCCGTCCCACAAGGAAGCTACAATGTAACGGCTGTTGCTGTCATTCTGCACCATCTTCAGGACGGGCGGCACAATGTCGGTGGAAAGATTAAGGTTTACCGCTTGATTGACGCTCATTCAATATCACCTCTTAAAAGTTTTTCACTTCGGAGACGGACGCAACACTTCCGGTTCCGCCGGTCTTTGTGGCGTTGCCGCTGCCGTCAAAGTTAAATGCGCAATACCAATCGTTGGATGCACACTGGAATGCCCCCGATACGCCTGACGGGATAAAGCAACCGGCCTTGTTATTACTGCCGCCAGTGCAATAAACCACGTAACCGATTGTTTTTTTCTCTGGAAATGCGACAGTAGAGCCGTTCAGCTTGTAGCTTGTGGCGTCCACCGATCCGCCAACGGACAAATCTTTCTCAATGTCCCCATACTTTGCCCCAATTGTATTCGCAATGGCCCGTCCAAACCCAACGGAAAAAACAACGTTTTCTGTGTCGGCTCCGGTGGTGTTGTTGTGGTACACGCGGTATATTTTCAGCATGTTATCACCGTCAGAAGGATCAAGCCGCAGCGCCCATCGCGTAGTAAAATTGACAGTGCGCGTACCTGCGATGATCTGCTGAATCTGTACGGTATCAGTGATACTAATTGTGCCGTCCCCGTTTACGTCCAGTTTTTCATAGTCCGCCAGCGTAGGCGTGACAGCCTTGGTGTTGATTTGCCCGATGCGGTCAAGATCGGCCTGCGAATAGTCCGAATTCCGGTATGTTGCGCCGCTTCCGATTGTGGATAGTTTGGTGTTGAAAAGCTCCATATCTCCGGTGCTAAGATTCCACTTGCTTTTCCCGTCTTGTGACTTGATAAGTACGGCCGTAAGCGTCCCAACGTCCATGAAATCAGCTACAATATGACCTTCCTGTGTGATTGCTGTTGCGTATGTCCCGTTGTAACCGTTGCTGCTGAAGCCAAAGCCGCCAATATTGAAGCGCCACACCTTTTGAGCGGTTGCAATATCGTCAGTATCCATGATAAGGAACTCAATTGGCTTTCCGTTGCCATCGTATACGAACCGGATGTTACCGCCAGAAGCGCCAGTGATAGCCTTTGTCGCGTTCTCAACTGCCGATGTTTCCCGCTGCCGAACTGCGCTGTTCGGATCATAAATCGCAGTTTGCAAAGACTTGACAGAACCTTGCAAAGACGGAATCACAGTTGACAAAGTGACCTTGTTTTTGCTTGCATCATTCGGATAGATGCAATACTCAACAATTCTGTGCGCAACCCTTGTGTTGAACTTCTTATCAAGCAGCCACACAGCCTTGTGCATCTGCAACTTCTGGAAGCTGTAGTCGCTGTCGATTGCAGCAACGTCCACAACATCGCACTCATAGCTGACAGCCGGGACAGCATTTGCGTCCAGCGTGGCTTGCGCATATTCAAGCAGGGATTCTTTGTTTGTAAAGCGTTCATCGCTGATAGCTACGCCATAGATGATTCTGTTGGAATAGGTATAGTTTTCAACGTAGTCTTTGCCGTTGTTGATGCTGGCGAAAGTCATTCCGTCAGCACCTTTCGCCCGTAAACGTGTGCAGAAGGAAGAACTGTCACCTGCAATGTCAAGCTGCCGAAGGTTCAATTCTTCCGCCAAGAAAGCGTATTGCGGCTTGTTGTCGGACGGGCAAAGGATTGTGACGGTCTTTGTCGCTGTGTCAAACATAGCGGTCACGCCGGTCCATGTATCTTCCACCTGTTCGATAATCTCCATCGGTGTCAAAGCGCCGGTAATCGTCCTGCGCGTTGTAATCCCGGTGTTATCAACAAGATTCCATCCGACAGACGTAAGAGCTGCCGACAAATGATCGTGTGGCGTTGCGCTTGCATCGTAGTCCGTTTGCACGGAACGCAGTTCATCAAGGTCAAGTTCGCAGGTGATGTTGTCGCCATTGACAATCTTGACAAGATATGCCTGGTTCCGCGTGGTTTCGTGGACGCTCTGCTCGTTTACGATCTTGATGTCATCTGGGACAGAGAAAGACAGCTCATTGATTCCGTTGTATTTTTGTTTTATGCAATAGTCATCTACTGCCAGAATTGTTCCATCCGAAAGTGTTAGCATATTTCACCACCAATCACAAAAAAACCGGATAATATTCTATATCTGCTTCCGTTGTGCAACGGACTTCATTCTCTCCAGGCTGTAAAAAAGGAAAACTGACGAAATCTGTGTCCGCAATCAATACGGGTGTTCCGTTTTTTAACAGTCTTCCAGTCAATCCGTCAACAACCAGCTCGTCTCCCGGTTTGCAACAAAGGAAGGTTATCCCCGCCAGAACGAACGAGCCATCTCGATCCGATTTAACGGTTGCCTTGTATAGCGTTTCCGGCGCGGTGGAGAAACACATAACAGCTGGGGTCTTCGCCGACACCAACTCGCCGCGCTGATACCCCAGAAACTCAAGCGTAAAATCCAGGACGCCATTACTAACCGATTCTGCTTCTCCTGCGCTCACAAGAGCCGCGACATATCTATCTCCATTTGACAGCATGATATCAACTTTATCGCCAAGGCACATAGACAGGATCGCGGACTTTGTTCTGGATGCGTCGACGGCAGAACTTTTCACAATTCGCACGGGGATCTTAAGAGACTTTAAACCAATTTTCGCTTTTGTCGCTACATAGGCAGAACATCCTCCCGCATACACAGACCTGTTAACAGGCGCGGAGGTAACAATATAGCCCGTGCTGATATATGCGCCATTTTGCGTCATTTCTTTGCCGTTAATATACCACTCGAGCATACTGTTACCCCCTAACAAGTTGAAGTTGTGCGCCCATATACGGCGCGACAAAACGTGCCAGTTCCTTTCCACTCGGCGAAACGACGGTAAGGTGGATGCTTCTATCGCTTCCCCGGGCACTGCTTGTACCCGGCAATTCTCCGATGGGCGCAGATGCAGAAAAACCTATTTCTGCGGCATCAAAAGTCATGCTTCCTTCAATGTCTTTTTTTATAGATGCAAATTTTTCTCCGAATCCATCCCCAAGTCCCTCCGCCATAAATCCGCCAATGCCAGCAAAAACCTTAGACGGGCTGTGAATTCCGAGTAGATTTTTTACACCGTCAATAACTCCGCTAAAGAGACCCTTTACACAGCCCCACAGCCAGTCCCCCATGCTGCTTATGCCATCCCACAATCCGCGGATGAGGTCTTTGCCGACGCTCAAAATGTCGGGGATGCCGCTTATAAGGCTCTTTACAATTGTCTGAATGATTTGTGGGACTTTTGCGGCGAGTTGCGGTAGCGCTTCAATCAATCCTCCTGCCAGCGCCACAATTAGCTTGATCCCACCGTCAACCAGCGTCGGAAGGTTTTCAATCAGCTTGTCGACAATTGTATCGACCAATTCAAGAACACAGCTAATCAGAAGATCAATGTTGTCAAGAACTCCGTTAACCAGCGCCGTAATTAAATCCATACCAGCCGCAACTATGCTCGGAAGATTCTCAAGCAAAATCTGAACGGCCATCGGAATAATTGTCTGTGACGCTTCTGTTATGAGCTGCGTAAGCCCCTGAATAATCACGTTCACGCGAGGAATAATGTTTCCGCCAACAGTAACAACACTGTCGACAAAACTGCTTGTCAGTTCTGAAAAATTTGCGTTGTCATCGGCGATGCCAGTAAGCAGATTTTCCCATGCACCTTTCATGGAAGCCACGGAGCCTTGAATCGTATCAGCTGCTTCCCTTGATGCGTACCCCTGCATTCCAACCATTTCGATGTAATCTACAAGGGCGCTTTGACAATCAGCCAGGTTCTCGATTTGATACTCTGTGGCGCGCCCGTTTGCCGCGTTCCACTCGTTTACCTTGTCGATAACATCTTGAAAGCCTTCTTTTGTGGGCGTGATGCCGATTTGAAGGTTATCCAACATGGTATAGTTGGACTTCATAATTCCGTTGAAAGCATTTTGAACTGCTTCTTGAGAATTACCGGTCGCCGCTACAACGTCTGCTTCAGCATTGATGATCTTGTCGGCAAGCTCTGCCGCCGCTTGTTCGTTTCCACCGAGCGCCGTTTTTAAGCCCGTTGCAAATCCGTTTACTTGACGCAGGTATTCGTTCTGGCTCATTTGAACGGTGCTATATGCGTTTTTGGCTTTATCTGCGATAAAGTCGTAAGCTCCTCCAAACATCAGCTCTGCGCCGCCTACGAGCTGCTCATAGTCGGCATAGGCAGCCATCGCCTGTTTGCTAACAGCTACAATAGCCGTGCCTCCCGCAGCAACAGCCGCCGCGCCAACTTTGGCAGCAGTCGCAAGCCCGCCTTTAAGCTTATTTGCAAGCGTTTCTGCTCTGCTGCTTGTTTCCCCCAAACCAATGTCTACGTCGCTGTTATCAACAGTGATTTTCACAAAAAGATCAAGCAGGTTCATTTTTTCACCACCAATCCGCACCGCGCGACCACATCGGCGGTAATCTCTTCGCACGTTCTGTTGTCCTGCTTTTTCGGCTCAATCATATCAGCGTATCGCGCCTTGATGTAGTTCCCTCCCGCGTATCGCGCCGTGTTTTCTGCCACAATGCGCAGCGCGTCCGTCACATAGATGTGGTATGCGTCGTTTCTTGCTTTTTCATTGAGCCGTGCCGTGCAGTATCGCAGGAACGGTTTTATTCGCTTTTGCCCTCGGTATTCTCCGGCGCAGAGCCAGAGGATTTCTCGCTCTGCGCCGAGATAAAAAGCGTGACGAATGCTTCGTCCGTCAACAGCTCCACCGCGTCCCGCGTCAGCTTCACAAGGTTCAGTGCGCCCTTGTAATCGTCTGCGCTCACGCCCTCAATAGCCGCAAGAATGGCAATAATATCGCCTTTGTGGCCCTTGAGCAGCTCTGGGAGCGATTTTCGCGCTCTCTGCGTAGCAAACTGCTTTGCCGTCATGCCCTCCGGTAGCGGTTCACGCCGAAACATGGCCGAAGCTTTTTCGTCCTGTGCAATATTGGCGATGGGGTCAATGACGTCCGCAATGATGTCAAAGACGCGTTCGCCATGAATGTCGGAAAGTCTCATTTACGCCTCCTCCGTGCCGGCCTTGATGTAGATTTCAAAGGGAACAGCGTCCTGCGCGCTCATGGAATAGTGGCCGGTAAACTCAAAGGCAAGCTGCCCCTTGGCCTTGTCGCTCGTCTGGAGCTGGAAGCCGCCCGTAGAAAGCGCGTTGATCAGTTTGATGGCGATAAAGCCGCCGTTGGTTTCGCCGTTCTTGTCAGAGTAATCGCCCACAAGCCAGATATCGTCAAAGTCCGCGTCCTTGAGGTCATTGCGCGGTGTGACCTTGGTCGTGTCGGTCGCCCCGATGTCCGCCGCGCCGCACAGCCGCTTTGCAATGGCGGTATCGGCATTGACAAATGTGCCGGTCATCTTGACTTCCCACGAATCGAGCTTTTTCAGCTCCTTCATGTTCTTCGGGCAGTTGTCGATATCCTCGCCAAAGTCCGAATAGGTCGGCGTGGCGGTAAAATTGACGCCGCCGGTCGTTGCGCCGATCTGCCCCGCCTCGCCGACGGCGCCGGTCGCAGGCGTGAAGTCTGTCGTCAGAATTCCCGCATTGATTTGCAATTTCTGGAATGCATCAGAAGGGATTTTTGTAAATTTCATAGTTTTGTCCTTTCATCAGTTCTGCGACAGATATTCCACCGTCATGTTGAGATACCGCCGCTTGATGTTTTTATCGCTTTCATCCGCAATGTTTTGGCACCACGGGGAGCCTCGCTTGAGCCACATCGCCCCGCCGTTGTACGGCACCATGCAGCCGCCCATTCCGATAGCGTCGGAGATTTCCTGTGCCTTGGCGTTCGGCACCGCTTCGCTCTCGGTGTAATACCATAGGTTGATCGTCAGCGCGATTTCGCCGCTCTCCCATGATCCCGTGATAAGCTCATAGGTCAGCCAAGGGAAAACCGCGTCCTCCGGCACGTTAGAGGCCGGATACGCCGGAAGAAATTGGGAAAACCACGCATGGAGCGCCTTGTCCTTTGTCATTTTGGCAGCTCCTTTCGCTCCGCGGTGAAGAATTTCAGTGCCTTAATGATTGCGCCCGCAGACCTCGGTGCGGCCTTTTCCTCTGGATTTGAGGTCACACGATAAATAATCCCCGTTTCCGTATCGCGGAAATAATCGTTGTACTCGATGGGAACGCTCTGACTGACCAGCGCGGAATATACCGAGGTCACACCCTCCTTTTCCGCTTTTCGCGCCTCCATCGATGTGTCAAGAGACTGGTAATTGAGGAACTCCGCGCCCTCTTCCCACACAGTGATGTAGCCGCCCGCGCCGTCAGGCGTGCGCTTTTTCTCCATCAGAATGCACTTGTGGGCAAAATCGTCCAGTAAACTCACGGTTCCACCCCCTTGAGCTTGCGCCAGTCATTTAACCGGCCTTTAAAAGCGCCCTGCCAGCCCGTCCCGGCGCTCGTGTCGGCATTTCCGCCGCTCGCCTTGGTGTAACTGTACCCGCCGAAGCTTTCGCTCGTGTACGGGCTTAAAACGGCCTCACCGTTCTTTTCTTCCCACTCGGCGATATCTTCGGCAAGCACAACCACAGCCTTGGGCACCGCCAGCGCCCACACTGTCCCGGTAAAGGTTTCATCCGTAAGGTCGGTCGCCGGGTACTGGTGCAGGCCATCGTTAAATACGGAACCGCAGATGCGGAAATATTGATTGGTCAGGAGAAAGGGCAGCGCAATGCTGCCGTTCTCCACGGTGAACTCTCCCTCGTAGATATCCACAAGGAACCAGTTGTTCAAGTGCCGTAAGACCTGTTCAAGCATTACGCTGCCCTCCTATTTAACCCGCGCCGGCCACAGAAACGGTAGCCACGGCAATGCCGTCCAGATACTCAGCCCACAGCTTCATGCCCATGATGGCGTACATATCGCCCGTGGCGCGGCTGTAATCGCCGTCAACATGGACGCCGATCAGGTTGGTCTCGCCCTTCACGGTGTAATTCAGCCCCAGCTTGGCAAAGTCGCTGTCGCTCGGGTCTACATAGTACAGGTCGATGTTCTCCACGGGCAGAGCGATCACCTTCGTGGAGGCGATGTACTTCTCGGGCAGCAGGAACAGGGTGCGGTAGCCCATGAAGTTCTCCACGTAGTTGATGCCGAACATCGTCTGCACGGTGATCTCCTTGTCGCCCAGGTAATCGTAAGCGTCGATGATGTTGGCAAAGCCCACCACCTCGGTCACGTCCTTATCCAGACCGGCAAACTTGTCCAGCACCTTGCCCTTAGCCATAGCCAGAGCACGCTGCCACGTTTTCTCGGTCACCTTCAAAGTGCCGGTACCGAGGAAGGTGTAGAAGTCGGTCAGGACCTTGTTCTGCAGGGCCACGAGGAACGCCTCGTCGGTCTTCTCCACGGCGACGTCAGCGCCGTACTTCGCCACGCTCTCGATCGTCACGCTCTTGGCATACTTGGAAATGTCGATGTCGCCGTAGGCAACAGGCTCGACCTTCATCTTGGTAAAGGGGATCTCGTCACCCTCAGCCACAGTGCCGCCCTTGAGACCGCCGTCCACGCTGGCCTTGTAGGAAACCAGCTTCGTGCCGGGGGCCTTGCGGATGGGGCGCATGATGCCCATGATGTTGCGCAGCGCGTCCCAGTTGTCAGCAAAGCGGGACACGAAATCCACCTCGCGTGCGGAAGTGGTAAACTGTGCAGAAGTCGTTACGTTAGTTTTCGCAGCCATAAATAGCTCCTTTCAAAAAATCAGTTGTTTTCGCTTGCCATCAGATCGGCAAGCGCTTTCTGGCGCTCCGCTGTAGACATCACATAGCGGCCCTTATCGTCCTTCTTGTAAATGTCCTCACGGGTTTTTGCGCCGCCGGTGTTCGCCGGGGGATTGGCGGGATTTGCGCCCTTTGTCTGCGTGGTGGAGACCAGCCCCTTATAGGTGCCGTCCACAAGTGCATCAAGGGCCTTGGTGTCCTTGATCTTCTCGCCGTCCAGCTCCAATGCGGCCATTTCCTCGCCGCAGCCACGCATGGCAAGGTCGAGATTCGCGCCGGTGATGTTTTTGCTCTCAAAGTAAGCACGGACAGCTTTTTCCTTTGCCGCCTTGCTTTCCTTTTTTGTGACGTCGGATTTGTAAGCTTCAAAGGCCGAGTGTTCCTTCTCGTACTTTTCCTTATAGCCGCCGTCACCCGCTGCCTTGAGGTCGTCCAATTCCTTCTGGACGCCTGGCAACTTCTCCGCGTCCGCCTTGTACTTCGTGAGATCGTCCTTGAGGGGATCAACCACGCCCAGATGCAGCGCAACCAAGCGATTCTCGATCTCTTCGGTGCAAGCGTCGCCGAGAATATTTCTGATTTCCGCTCTCGTAAATTTTGCCATGTTATTCGTTCTCCTTTTCTTTGGCCCCAATTCTTCGGGGGCGAACGTTGTATAAAAACCGCTGTACCTCGCGGGTTTTACCTAAAGGAAAAGAGCCAACCAAAATCCTTATCCATTTTTCAGCTCGTTTTCCAGAATGTCTCGATACTGCCCCGCATGGTCGGCGGCAGCGGGCTTCAAAAACGGCTGTGCCTTGTTGCCGTGGGTCATGTGCCAGTTGCCCTTCGCATCCTGATACACCCACGGCGTAGGCCGTCCGCCGCCGCCCTCGGCGTAAATGCCGGTACCAAGCTCGACGTAAGCGGCATACTCATTATTCGTTCCAATAATTGCCGCTGGTTCCTGCTCGTCTACCACATGGGTAATGCTGTTCCGCAGATTGCCGGTGTCAACAGGGCATAGTTTTTTTGCGTATCCCTCTGCCACCAGACCAACTTTTTCAAGCCCTCTTAGTAGCGCCGCTCCTATCTTGGTAGAAACTTCTGTACTGTGGTCTTGGATTTCGACTATCATAGAAATACCTCTTGACTATTTCCCGACATTTGTATATACTGCATACGAGGAAACTTATGTTTCCGCTTTTTGAGCCGAACCTCTGCCCAGATCTGGCGGGGGGGCGGCTCATTTTTTATACCTTCTGACAAATAACAATGATCCGTCCAATTTAAGTGCCATGACATCAAAATCAAAATTAAGATTTCTCATAGCCCTTGCATCAAGGATTTCGATAAGTGTTCTAATGTCGAATTCACGTCCACACTGCATAACAGCTCCGCCGGGATTATTCTTAATTTGTTGTATCGCCGTTCGTAGCGCCGAATCTGCCGCTTTTTCAGTTGAAATGCTTTTTAATTCCCACAGCTTTCCACGCCACAGGTAGTCTGGGGTTTTTATTCCCTGCACATTTGCTTCTTTCAACAGAACAATCTTACCGCCAAATTGATTCCGAATTTGGTTTGCAACTTCAATTTCATCCTTATGGCCTTTTGCGCGATAACCGTTTTCATATCGCATTTTGCCTATGCGTGGAGTGGCGCTTTCATTATATTTTTTTGTTATATCTTTTGCCGTGCTTTTGAACCCACTATGATACGGCGAAATTGGTCTTGCGCCATATCCTCGCTTCGATGCCTCCCATTGCGCATAAGTCATGTCCGAGATTAACCCATCTCGCGATCTTCGTAGCCCGTTTGATGTATCCACCCTATCCACATCCGCAATCAGCGTGCATCGGCAGTTATACACGAGGTAACCTGGCGCGGAAGTGTCCCCGGGGAACATGATCTCGTTCCCATCGGCCTTAAACGGCTTGTCAATATCTACCGTCTGACCGTCCAGCATGGCGTGAGCGTGTCGCGTGCGATTGTCCAGCGTCGCAAGCCATTGTTTCCTGAGCTTGACGCCCATCTTCTCCGCCGCCGCGTAGCTGTCCATGCGTCCGGCGTTCTGTGCTCCTGTCACGGCGGTTCTGGCCGTGCGGATGGCGGAATCGCGGCTCATAGTGGTAATGCGCATTTGCAGGTCGTCCGCCATGTGCTTGATGCTTTTGCCCTGCAAGATGGAACTGGTGACACTGGCCGTAATTTGTTTCTTGCCATACGCGAGATCAATGCCGCGTTTCAGCGCTCTGTCCTTCGGATAGTACGGCATCAACCCCGGCTGCTCCACGATCAGGCGTTTCACTGTCTGCTCGTCCCACAGGTCAAATCCAATGTCCCCGGTCACGCTCTCGATGGTGTACGCCGCATAGTTGCGGTTGAGGGAGTAGATACCGGGCGTTGCGTCGTTGGTGTAAGACACCGCCACGGCGTTTGCGTTGGTCACGCGCTGCGCTACCTTATCCCGCATGACCTGATAGCGTTCCCCACGTCCGATCTGATTGAGCCGCCATTGCTTATAGTCGGCTTCCGTCCATTCTTTACCGTTCTGCACAGTGCCGATCAGAGATTTCATTTCTTCGTCGCGCTTGGCAAACTGCTCAAAGTATGTATCAATGGTCGCTTGCAGCTCTTTCCCAGCCTCACGGTACAGCTTCGCAATGCGCCGTTCCAGTTTCGCAAGCTCTTGATCGGTCAGCTTGTGGCCAAGATCACTGGTCGCCATCGTCAATCACCGGCTCAGTCAAATCGATCACCTCTGCTGCCTTGCGCTTCATCATATCCTCATATTGGTCAATGTCACCGTTGATCGTCAGAAGCTTCTTTGTGATGTATTCGTCATCGTAATACGCCGCGCCCAGAAGGACGTTCTGCGTTTCCTCGCTCTTGTTGATGATCTGATTGCGCGTGTAGCTCGGCTTGTCTTCAATGCCTGCCAGGCGCAGAATCTCAACAATAAACCGCGTGACCTCGGATTCAAACTTGTCCGTCTTCAAATCCAGAGGCACATAGCTGGCCTTAATTGCCGTTGCAGTCTGATTCCCAGCGGACACAGCCGAAGCGTCAAAGCCCTGGAAATCCTCGTACAGCTTCTTCTTGAGCATATCAATGGTGCTGCTGGTGCCCTCATAGGGGGCCTCGATGGTTTTACTCTCCACCTTTGCGCCGTCATCGCCGTTGGCGTGGGCAACGTGCGTGGTTTTCAAGCGCTCCACAAATTTCGCATCGTCCAGATCGTCCATGCCGTTGCAGTTAGAAAGCACCCAATAGATTAGGTTGCCCTCATCCACATTGTTGACCATGTTAGAGGACGCCAGATCCAGCGCGTCAATGGTGTTGCGCTTGCCGACAATCTCGGAAAGACACCGCTTGTTGTTTTTCAGTGGCACGATTGGGAAACTCGGATAATTGCCGCCGTCATAGATTTCGGTTTCACCGACATCAGCCTTGCGCTCGATCAGCTTATAGCTACGCTTCGGCTGCATGACGTCCATATCCTCGCTGCTGGGCTGGAAATATTCGGTAAAGCCGTCGATCTCATACAGCGTCGCTCTCAACGGCTTATCCTGTGCCACCTGCCAGAACCGGATACCGGCTTTCATCGCGCCGTCCTCTTCATCATAGAGGGGGACGAACTCAAGCAGGGAGAACACACGCAAATGCGTCAAATCCCAGAAACCGAAGGACACGCCCGCAATTTTCGCCTCACGCGCTGCATCCATGACTTCCTGATCGAAGTCCGGGCATAGCTTGTTCGGCGTTTCCTTCTCCGCAAAGGTTACGCCGTTGCCCAGCAGATACGAGACTTCCTGATCCACCGCCAAGCCAAAGAACCGACTGGCCAGCTTGTGGTTTGCCGTCCACATATCCGTGTGGGCGCGGCCCTGCATATCGTAGATGATTTTTTCATAGCGGTTAATGGTTGGATTCAGACCGTTATAGTATTCCTCCGCATCCACCGCCGTCTTATATGCGTGGGATTCGCGATGCGCGTTGATCGCGCTGCGGATAAACTCCATCCGCGCCTTTTCGTCCTCGCCCACCGCCACAAGGTCATTATATGTTTTGATAGCCGCTCACCGTCCTATCTGTTCCAAATGGGGGTATAATCGCGACGATACGCCTTGTTTTTCAAAATCGTATAGGCAAAATAGCGCGTCTCGTCCATTGCGTGATCGTTTTCTTTGATTGGCTTGTCTTCTGTGGATTTTTCATCCCACCGATACAGTCCAAACTCCCGAATGCAGTCTTTACAATCTCGGTGTATCTTGATTACGCCGTCCTGCAAAAACCGCGCCGTAGTCATAATACCGTTTGTCACATCGTTGTTTGCCTTACGCACCATATACCCACGCCGCCGCAAAACCTCGATAAACGAGGCGGCAGACGGATCAACGATGATGCTCTTGACGCCCGTCTCGCCGATAAGCTTTTTTATTTCGTCGGCGTATTCCTCGTCCGTCTTGTTCTTTTGGTTCTCGCGCCCAGAATAGTAATACTCGCGGATGCGCGTGGCCGTCTTGCCGTCCCAGCGCCAAAGTCCTGCAGAAAACGGGTTAAGCGTGCCGTAGTCGCAGGAAACATAGTATTCTCCCTTCTCCGGCAGCTCGTCCACAATGCAACTCTCGTCAAACATGGGATAGATCAGCCCCTCGGCCACCACCCACAGGCCGCGAATGTATCGGTCGTAGAACACGCCGGAAAACATAGATTGATAGCGTTCCAGCGTCTTTTGAGATAATCCGGGGTTGTCCGTCATTTCAAAATGCAGATACAGCGCGTTCCGCTCTTTGTTCCGCTGTATCCACTCTGTATAAAACCAGTGCTGCGGACTTCCCGGGTTGCAGGAAAACCACAGCTTTGCCCCGTCTACGGAGCAGCGGGTCAATGCCTGTTCCACAAACGAGCGCGGCATCAGCACCACCTCGTCCAGCAGAACGCCCGCCAGCGTGCGGCCTTGAATCAGCGTATAGCTGGCCTCATCCTTGCCGCCGAACACCTCAAAGTAATTCGTCACGGCACCGCGCCGCACTTCCATAACCTTGTCACCACGCCGCCAGCGGATAATATAGCATTCCTTCGCAAGGCTCATCGCCGTGAACGGCACAATGATGTTCTTGGTGCAGCTATCCACTGTGCGGCCACACACGCCAAAGCGCTGCCCGCTGAAATTCTCCATCGCCCAGCGGACGAACGCCCACATCATGATTGAGGTCTTACCGGAACGCACAGCGCCGTCGCAGATCAGCGCGTCATACTTGGAATAGGGGAAAGCAATGATTTTCCGCTGCTTTGAACTAATCATCGCTTTCCAGCCCTTCCGCCATTTCGCGCAGGCTTACGCTCAACGCGTCCTCCTGCGCGTTATCAGTCGGCAAACCCAGCTCGACAACGTCACGCTGGCCAAGATATTGTTTCCCCAGCCAAATAGCCATGCTCGCGTTCTTCGCCGCAAGCTGCCACTGGCTCCGGCGCAGTGAAATTTTCCCCGCTCCTCGCTTTTGCTTAAATACCTCGGAAAAACTGGCATGATAGGTGCGTTTACACCAACTATCCAGTGTTTTATCAGTCACGTCAAACCAACCACAGATTTCCTCAAGCGTGCATTGCAGGCCGCAGAGGTTTTCGAACTGCTTCTGGTCTATTTCCTTTCTTGGCCTTGCCATACGCGCCCTCCTTTCTCTGCTGGCGTTTAATAAACTTCTCCATGTCCCGCTTCAAATACGGGCTGCTGGTTTTGGCTATAATTGCCTTTGCTTCTTCAATCGTCATGCCCAAGCCCTGCCACGATTTTCTTTTCTCTGTCGGAAAGTTCCCACACGTTTGTATTACATACTCTTACTTTCTCGGCGGCGGCTTTCTCGGCGGCGGCTTTCTCGGCGGCGGCTTTTTCCGCAGCGGCTTTTTCTGATAGCAAAAAGCCAGAGCCGAACAAGCCTTTCCCCGACGCTTTCTGTGCGTCAAGCGCGCGGATAAAATGTGCATCTCTTTCGCTAATTTCAAGGCTTACGCCGTGAGCTGCCATATAACACAGCATCGTTGATGTCAAAACCTCGTCTGGATATGAGTATTTCGGCAGTTCTCTGTGCAACTTTTTAAGATTCTTTTTGTTCTCGTCATCCAGTATTTCTCTTAAATCAGCGGCAGCGACAATCTTATTGCCCCCCATGTTGGTAACAAACGACGTATTGACAGACGCGCCGTTTTCATACACAACTCCGCACCCGCACGCCACATAGTTTGCCGATCCGCGCATAATTCCGAGGAGCGTAAGCGTCGGAGCAAACAGAAAGAAGTTGATTCTCTTGCTTGTGTACCACTCGCAGATTTCTGAAATAATGGAAAAAGGCGGATTGTCTATCACAACACACCCGGAAGGGTATTTCTCGCTTTTATAATCTCCGCCCGGATAAAACGGGCGCACAATCGCGGCATTGCCAATTTCGTACTTCTCAGCCACCCAATCTCTTACTGCGTCGTAGATGTTATCCGGCGTGTAGCAATCGTCCGTTGTTTTCTTCGCCTCGAACTTTTCAAGGAAAGTTTGATAGTCCTCATCATCGTCTGAAAGCTCTCCACGCTCCATCCTTTCCCGGAACTCCTGCTCTCTTTGCTCGTTGGTCATTTCTTCAATTTCGGATTCGTCCAGCTCCGGAAAAGAAAAGTCAAAATCAAATGCCGACAAATCCAACTCCGGCAGCTCATCAGCCAGCTGGTCAAAGTCCCAGTCGCTCTCGTTACTCTTGTTATCCACCAGCCGCAGGGCGTTTACCTGCTCCGGTGTCAGATCGTCCACGCAGACACAGGGCACTTCTTCCATGCCCAGCTTCTTTGCCGCCATAGCGCGGCAGTGGCCGATTACAATCACGCCGGCGCGATCAATCACAATCGGCTGAACAAAGCCGTACTGCTTGATGCTCTCCGCAACGTTGTTAATCTGCCGCCTGTCATGCTTCTTTGCGTTGGATGCATACGGAATAATATCTGCAATCGGTTTGTTATGGATAACCATAAGTCTTCCCTTCCTGACGCAGCGTCCTCCCACCACTGACCTTTGTCATTGCCGCGTCCTTCCCCGGCTTTCGCCACACCTGTATTCATGTCTTCCCTGGGACACATTACAAAGAGGTGCGGGAAGTCCTGTTTTATGTAAGCAGACTATTGGGGACGCATCCCATACAGCGGTCTGCCAGCGCATCGCCTGTTGTTATACACAATCGGTCGGGTGCCGGTGCGGATGGCTACTGACCTACACGACGGCCTTGCCCAAAGGCAGCCGCCACCACGCCGCTTCCACATCTACTGGTTTCGCCTCGGATTTTCGCCGCACACGCCGGCACCCGAACCAACCACGGAACTTTTCAGCCCTGCGCCGGTACGTCGGTCGCATCCGTTTCTTTATTCATAGCCGGAGCCAGCCAAATAAATAAATTACTTCGTCCTGCCGCTTTCGTACAGCGCACAGGCAAGCCCCTTGTAGCGGTCTTACCCTTCCGTGGTGCCGCAATGCGGTAGCATACATCTGGTACGGCATTGCAGTCCTGCCCTGCTTTAGCGCTTCGGGGAAAGTTCCCGTCACTCGCTGTGGCCTCCCCTTACGGGGCACCTATGCCGCGTGTGGGGCATACGCCCCAAGAAAGCCCCTTGCGGGTGAAAACGATCCAACGTTTTCATCTGGCGCCGCATGAGAGGTGCGCCCTCCCGCCCCCCGAAATGTGGGGCGGCATCTGCCTGCGGCATATTGCTCCATCCGGGCGGAGCCGAAGCCCCGCCCATCAGGAAAGAAGGGGAAAAAGAAAAAGAATGGAGATGCAGAGTTTGCCCCCGCATCTCCCATGATAAAGTGCGTTTTTTCAATTTTTCCACTTTTAAGTGGAATTTTCAAAATTTATTTTTCTGCAATATCTACCACGCAGGGATAGTCCGTCCTTCCCATCAGATAGTCCACCGACACGTTGAATTCATCCGCTATGCTCTTTAGCGCGTCCATCGTCGGCTTCGCCGTCCCCAGCTCATACCGGCGTATAGCATCTGAATTCAGCCCGCAGCGCTCCGACAGCACATACCGCTTCAGTCTCTTTTTCTCCCGCAGCTTTCTAAGCCGTTCCGGGAATTCGCTCATGTCAGCACCTCCTCCTGAAAAAACGTCTCCCGCACGCCCTTGCACTCCGCCACGATGTAGCGCCCCTTGGGATGCACATACACCACCGTCGCCTTGCGCACGGGGTACTGTTTTTCCGCCTTTCCGGAGCCGGGGAACGGGTCCGGCATCGTCAGAAAGCGCGCACGAATCACATCACCGACCTGCATGGCGGCACCTTCCGTTCATGGCGTTCCACTTCCTGGTGGCACCGGACTGGCTGTCACCGGAGACGGTGTAGCCGCAGCCGCCGCAGCGGACGTAGTAACGCAGGGGGACGTTGACGGATTCCTTGCGCTCGCCGCTGTCCATGCCGCAGCGGGGGCAGGGGGACAAGGCGGTGATTGGTTTGCGGTTACGTGCGTTCATAAACGCCCTCCAGCTTTTCCATCGCCTTCCGGATCACACTGCCGCCGTAGGCATCCTTGGTCAGGGACAGAAACTCCCGCAGGGTCATGGTGTCGCTGTCCACGTCTATTCCGTGGTCGCGGGCAAACTGACGGCGGCCCATGTCGCAGCTTCCGGTAAGGCGGTGATGCCAGTCGTAAAAATACTGCGCAGGGTATGCCCTGCCGTCCTCCGTCGCTTTCAAAAATGCCGCGATGCGCTCCTCCACCGGCATATCTTCAAACAGCTTGTCCCGAAGAGCCTCCATCGCATTTGCCAGCGTTTCGCCGTGGGCAAAGATGTTATCCTGTTTGGCAACGTAGCAGTTCGTGGTGGTCAGGTCTCGGTTCAGGATCACGCCGTGCGCCACGTTCCCCCGCACGTGGCGGAGGATCGTGGGTACATCGTCGATGGTATACACCGGTTCGCCGTTAAAGGATTTTATGCCGTCGCCGGAGCCGGAGCCGTTGCCGGAGCCGTCGCCGTAGCCGTCGCCGTCGCCGTAGCCGGAGCCGGAGCCGGAGCCGTTGCCGGAGCCGTCGCCGTAGCCGGAGCCGTTGCCGGAGCCGTAGCCGGAGCCGTCGCCGTAGCCGGAGCCGTCGCCGTAGCCGTCGCCGTAGCCGGAGCCGTCGCCGTAGCCGGAGCCGTCGCCGTCGCCGTCGCCGTAGCCGGAGCCGTAGCCATAGCCGTAGCCGTCGCTTACAGACAAAAATGCTTTGACTTTCTCATCCAGCGCGCTCATCGCTTCCACTCCTTCACGCCGCTGATGGATGCCGTGGCCTTTTCGGTGCAGGGGATCACCTGGATCACACCGGTCACTTCCATCAACGGCACCGTCACAGTAAACTTGCAGTCACCGGGGGTCTTGGTGCCGTCCATAGCCAGTTGCTCGATGGCGCAGGCACCGTTCCAGTACCACAGCTTGCGCACATTGGTCATGGTCGCTCCCGTGCCGCGGCGTTCCTTGATGCCACCGAAAAACACGCCTGCGCGGTCGCAGCGGACAATGTACATCTGCTCGTTCTTCTCATTCATGGTATCTTTCCTCCGTATTTTTTATTTCACCGGCATGCCGGCATTGGTGGCGTTTTTATCAATGTATTCGGCCATCGCAGTTCCTCCTTATCTCTCGTTCCATGATGCCCAGCGGCGTGTGCTCTCGCATCCATGTGTACACCCATGCTCGACTTTCCGCCGTGCCCATCGGCTTCTTCTTCGGCGGCAGTCCGCCGTTTTTCGCAGCGGCGGCCGTGGGGTTGTGCTTGTGCTCCCCCATTACTCCGCCCATCCGGCCATTCGTGCCCCACATCCGGGGCAATAATTCGACAAAACGTATTCGTCGTTGCAGTCATACACCGCCTCATAACCACACTTCGAGCAAACGTAGCCGCCGATCGGGTCACGCCCTGCAAGCGCGGGGTCCCACCCAGTTATCTCGCTCTCGTATACCGGCAGCCACGCCCCCTGCGGCATTCCCTCTCCATCCGACTTTACGCCCTTGGCAAAGCCAAGCACCGCATTTATAACAGCCTTGTCGATGACCGCCTGTATGCTCACTCTGTTCTCGCACACCACAGGCATCTCATCCAAAGATTTGTTATAGTACGTTGCCTTGCGTACCTTCCATTTGCCGTCCCAGAAGTCAACGGAATAGCCAGTGCTTTTCGCCGCTTCCATTTTTGCCGATCTTGCCGCACCGGTTTTTACGAAGTAGCTTTCCCGCGTCACCCACGGGTTTTTGTATATCTTCATGTCGCACCGTGAGCTTTCTCTCCGTCAAACCACCTCCGCAGTTCGTGAGCGCAAGAAACACACAGTTCATAGTCATTGTCGTTTATGTCGCTCTTAACCCGCCGCATACCGGCATAAGTGATGAAGTTGACCGGGTTGATCTCCGCTCCGCAGCGGTCACACACTCTTTTTGTTGCCATTGTCAGCCCTCCCTCAGCTCATGTTTCGCGCTGTCAGCGCAGTATACAGTAGGCACGCGCCCAGCCATTGCAAACTGGTAGCCCAGTCCCCCTTGCTGGCGATATTTACCACCAAACTGCCCAGCGCACCGGCTACCATCAGCAGCGGGAAAACAATTTTCAAAATTTCCATCACTTCACTCTCTTTCGCACATCTCGCATATCGCTGCACTTACGGTAGCCATACGGGAAGAAATGAGCCGATGGGCAAACATCGCAGAAAGCGCAGTAGTCGCACGGGTCGTATGTGAGAGGCTTAACTTGTACAAATGATGTGACCATCACTCCACCTCCTGACCCCAGAATTCGCGGCGGCAGACATCACAACTCTTAAATTTCCCTACAGTGGCATTTTTATCAACACAACTAACGTCAGCGTCCAAACATTTAGGGCAAGCTGTCAGTAATTTGTTCCTATCTCTTGGGGCATTAGGATAATGCTCCAAAAACACGCTCTGCCGTGTTTTGTGTGGGTGTGCAGCTGCCCATTTCTCGACGACCTCAACCGCCCTTACCGGGTTATAATCGTCCTCCAGCCCAATGCTCGGCGTGGCCGCGCCGCTCTCGTACATTCGCTGTCGCTCCTGCAAAAACTTTACAGCATCCATCTACTTTTCCTCCTTTTCCGCAATGCTTTTGCACAGTGCCCTCCAGCAGTCCTTATGCACCGTCATGCGTACCCACCAGCTTTCGTGGAAACTGTGTGTAAGCCGCTTCATTTTGTACTCGCTGGCTTCGCTGTTGCGTTCAATTTCCTTTTTGCAAATATCGCAAAAGACCTTGGTCATCACATTCCCCTCCATTTGCACCCGTCACAGGCGCCCTCATGTGCTTGTTTGTACTTCCCGCAGTATTGACACAGCTCGTTAATAAGAGCTTTCCGGTCTGCCGCCAGTTTCTCGTTTGCGGCCATCAGCCTACTGTTGGAAGCGTCCAGTTTCGAAATGCTGTCGTAAGCAGTTTTTAGCTCGTCACGCAGGTCAATTAGTCTTTTTCTCAACTCCGCAGTGTATTTAGTCAACAGATTCATCGTGTTCCTCCTTCTCCCACCGGATTTTCATCTGCGCTGGGTATAGGTCAACCTCCGGTCTGCGCTTACCCGTCCAACGCAAGCCGCCAGCCTGCCCCACGCATTTCCACCCACTGGCTTTCAGGATTGTGCCGCTTTCGCTGTCCAGTATGTAGGTCACAAGTCGTTTGTAGCCCATCGCCCGTGCCGCCCGCCAAGCAGCTGCGTACAGCATAGAGCAAGCATTGTGGGTGCCATCTGTGCATAGCCGGTTGACCTCCAGCGTCCATCCGTCGTCCAGATGCCGGCTCACCGGTCTGCCCACAATGGCAACGCCCACGATTTTCTTTCCGTCCGTGCAGCCGATGGAGAACTTGTGTCCCACCACTGGCTTATGATGCCGGTGGTGCTGCTCCACAAAGGCGTTCGCCTCCTTGAGCGTCATCGGGCAAACCTCAAGGCTCATTTCTGTTCCTCCTTCACCGCCACAGCCTTTGCCAGCTGTGCCATGCCCTGCTTCATGTCCTCTATCTGCTTGTCACGCCGCGCAATGGCGTCCCGCAGTCCGGCGTTGGCTTTCATCAGTGCCTCGATGTGCCGCTGCTGGTTCTCGATCAGGTCAGCAGCGGCGAGGTCTAACAGGTTTCGGCAGTTGATTCCATCACGCAGCGGGCACTTGTTACATTCGTCATATTCTCCACCATCACAGCACCGCAGCGCGGTCACGATCTCGTCCCTTGTCATGTCATTCCTCCTCTGGAAAATGTTTCTTCGTCACGGCGATGGGGAACGGCTCGATCTCGCTTGCCCACCGCGCCGTGCTTTTGCCGTGTATCCGCTCCCAAATCAGCGGGAAACCTCCGATGCCATCAAACAAACTTCCCAGCGTCGCGCCCTCCGGCAGATACCGCGCCATGCGCCGCAGCATCCAGTCCCAGAAGGGCAGGGCGATGGAGTTGCCTAATGCCTTGTACCGAGGGCTGTCTGCACTTCCTTTCACTTTTATTTCGCGCCCGCGTTTATCTGTTTTAACCCAATCTCCAATATCCGTCCATCCGTCAGGGAAACCTTGCAGCCGCTCACATTCCATCGGCGTCAAGCGGCGCACGACCATGTTCTGCCGGACTGTATTATTCAGGTTCAGGCTTCGCCCGCTTTCTTTTGCTTGCAGCGTACCGTTTACCTCTCCGCCCTCTCGGAAATTGCGGCAGTCTACGCTTGCGACATACGCTTGCATATCTGCGCGGTATGGGTCATTTTCTTTCACCCTAAGAGACGGGGATATTTTGCTCGACACAACCAGCATATCGTTGTATGCGTCCTGCCCGTTGTAGCTCCCGGCGTGAGCGCCTGGGGAAAGCGTACCTGTCACATCTTGGTATGTCAGCGGCACTTGGTTTCCGCCTGTCCGCAGTTCCGCGCCGCCCTGCTGTGTGGCCATGCAAAAAATTGCTGGGTTATTTACCCCTCCGCCAATGCCACCTTGCAATGTAGGAGCTTCGCCGCTTGTGCCAAAAATACGCTTACTTTGGCAATCCCACGGAGTTATACAGCTTTGGAAAATCGTCTGATCGTTGCCTGTGCCCAGCGTTCCGCTTTTCTCCGTCTGCACTAACGCGCCTTTTCCTCCTCCGTCACATCCCCCCCTGATGCGGACTGCATAAGAAGCACCTGCTTCAGCAGCTTCGGCAAATCCTTCCCCCGCCTCTCCGCTCTCCGCAATATCCCCTGACACGCTTTCGCCGTCAAATTGTATTTCGGATGCGGTGTCTCCTCCAAAATCTGCGACAACCGAGATACGACGACGGCGTTGGGGCACTCCCCAGTATTGCGCGTCGTGAGTTCGCCACACCACGCTCCATCGTCCTCCCATTTCATCGTGGTACCCTCCCCAGGTAGGCCAACCCTTTTCAGGCACTTCAATACCGGGGGCTTCCGGTTCGACGATTTTGATGATCTCTTCGAGCACGGCTGCGAAGTCTTTTCCTTTGTTGCTGCTCTTTTACGATGCGTACCTGCTCCATAAACAGGCCGCTTCGCGCTCCCGCCAAACCGGCGCGTTTCCCGGCGATAGATAAATCCTGATTATTCCGAATTCGGAATAATCAAAATTATGCCGAAGAAATAGTTATTCCGAAGTTGCTGCATCAAGTCCCATGAATTCGGAACTTTCCACAAAAACTTCGGAATAACAAAACTATACGGTCAAGCAGCATCCGTGCTCAAATCAAGTCAACCCAGACAGTTTCAAGATCATCTCCTCGTTATCAGCCCAGATTTCATCGGGTGCGGGCTTGGCCTTGCGGACAGCATCGGCCTTTTGAATCGCAGCCCGCTTCATCTCGGTGTCCGCATGGGCGTAGATCATCGTAGTTTCAACCTGTGCATGGCCAAGATACTGCGAAAGCAGCACCATGGGCATTCCAGACTGGTATAAGTGCATTGCCCGTGTGTGCCGCATCATATGCGGGTGGATGTGTTCCGGGACTTCCGGGCAAACAAGCTTCGCCATGCTTCCGTATTTTATAAAGAACGCAGATACCGTATCGGGAGACATTTTTTGCTGTGTCCCATGAATCACAGTGAAGAAAAGTGGTGCTTCACTGTGGTAATCTGCGGTCGGATGAAACTTGCGCAGATATTGCTTGCAATGCTGAACCGTCTTGCTGAGCAGTGGGACTGTGCGGATTTTGCGCCCTTTTCCGTGCAGATACGCAATCGGGTGTTTTGCGTCAAGGCGCAGATCACAAACTTTCATATCGAGAAGTTCACTGCACCGGGCTGCGGTATCGTACATGAGGATCATGAATACCAGATTCCGCAAATCTTTGGGCTTGGATGGATCAGGCTGCTGAAGCAGTGCAGTCAATGACGGTTCGGTCAGAAATTCAACGATCCGCCCATGAGACTCCTTGGAGGGGATGTTGCAGGCGGAAAGGTACAGTGCCGTTTGTGTGCAATCGATCTGTCCAGCAAAATCCAGAAAAGACCGCAGTGCCATCAAGCGCTGGTTGCGGGTAGAGGCACTGCATCTCCGCGCATTTTCCAACCAGGCCAGGAAACCGAGAATGGCGTCCCGGTCAATGCGGGAGAAAGTCAATTCGGTGGCTCCAATTCCCATCTCATCTCTCATATAAGCTACAAAAAGATTGAGCGTCTGTCTGTAGGAGAGAATCGTATTCTCACTGAGGCAGCGCTGCTTGGGCAGATAGTCCAAAAGGAAACGCCGAACCACATCAAAAAAATCATTCATCGGCCCTTACCTCCGGCAAGAACGCTTCAGCAGAAGAAAACGCGAATCCGGACATCTCCTCCAGCAAACCGGGGACCAGATGGATGTAGTAGTAAGTGTCCGAGAGCTGTGCGTGGCCCATGTATGCACTCAGATAGGGCAGCATGGCGTTCAGGTCTTTGCCCTCACGCATCCAGCGATACAGCCTGTGGGTAGCGAAAGTATGACGAAAATCATAAAGACGCGGGGAACGGCGGCCAGTTCCTGTAATGGCGGCTTTCTTCAAAACCTGGCGGAACGTCTTCTCCAGCCCCCTCTTTCCGTAAAAGCCGCCCTCAGAGTTGGGGAAGAACGGCTCACGTTCTGGCATAACGGAGGCTACGATGGCGCTGCAATCTGAGAGCATCTGCGTCACATCTTCTGCCATCATAACAATGCGGCTCCCGTGCTTCTTGCTCTCCATAATGTTCAGCCGCCCAATTTCCAAATCTACATCGCTTACTCGAAGCTTTCTGGCCTCAGCCGGACGCAGACCGCAGCAATACATCAGCTTTACCATAGCCGGGATCACATATTGCCGTACCGGGAAACCGCCTCTCGGTTTCAAATGGTCGAAAACATCCCAAATTGTCAGGATGTCGTCCTCGGTATAGATGTACGGAGCGTAAGGAGCATCTTTCCTGGCAATATCCGGCGGCAGAACGTAGGCGGCCTCACCGTTGCGATTCAGGTATCTGGCAAACTCGCGCACCGGCATCATGCGGTTGCGGAAGGTATTGTTGCCCTCTGTATTCTTTTTCGTAGCCCAAGCGAGGCAAAGCTCCTCGGTCAGAAAGTTTTCTTCAGGGAAATGCGTCATGCAAAAGCGGTCAAAGTCCCGCAGGAGGCGAGAGGATTCCAGATAACCAAACCCCAATGCGTTTTTCTGCGCGATAAAGTCCTCGATTCGGGCAGCAAAGCAGCTCTCAAAGGTGTACGTCATTTCAGCCCCCCGCCTTTCTGTGGGAGAGCAAGGGCAACGCACACTGCTTCAGTCCTTGCTCATCAATAGACAGATACAGCTTCATAGAGTCCATATCCCTGTGGCCGAGAAGCTGCTGGATCAGTTCAAAGGATACCTCATTCTGGAGCAGTCTTGTCCCAAATGTCCGGCGAAGCGCGTGAAAGGCACGACGTTTCGCCGGAATTCCTGCCAGCTTCATGTGCTTGGAAACAACCCCGCTGGCAGAACGCGCGTCAAGCGGGCGGATCACTCCCGTATGGCACAGGAAGATATTCGGAAGCGCGGAATCCGGGCGGCCATTGAGAATATAATCCGCAATCGCGTTCCCGCTTTCTACTTCCAGTGGAAGGGACAGCGGCTCACCAGTTTTGTGTTGAACCAGACGAATTTCCCTCGCCCTCCAATCAATGCTACCCAGTTCCAGCCGAACAACGTCACAGGCCCTCAGACCGCTCTGCGCAGCCAGTACCATCATGGCATAATCCCGTTTCCCAATGGCCGTAGTCCTGTCCGGATGTTCCAGCAGATATTCCAGTTCATCCTCAGTAAAGCCCTCATGGAACATTTTTCGGGTTGCCATAAGTTCCGGCAGAGACTGACTCAGGTCAGTGATTGTCAAGTTACGTTCAAATAAAAATCTCAGAAACAGCCGCACAGAAGAAATTGCTGAACCAAGTCCACCGGCGTAATGCGCTGCAAAACTGGTAACACACCCATTTACATTTGTCAGAGTGAAATCCGCCAAAGAGCGGAACCCATGATCCTCCATTTCAAACAAGAACCGACGTATAGCGCTCCTGGCGACATTGCGTGTAGTCTCAGCCATGCTTTCGCTTTGTTTGGTGTGTGTACAAAATTCTCTTAAAAGTGAGTTGAACGGCTCAACAAGTTCCCGTTGCCCCCAGTTTGGAACCTTCGCCAAAGTAATATGACCTGTCTGGTGCATCTCTTGTATCCAATACGCAGCCTTGCGCAAGTTTTGATATGAGCCTCTGCCAATTTGCCCGTACTCATATTGAATCCGTTTCTCTGCAACGATCTGATCCAAAATTTCTCCCGAAAATCGATCTGTCCCAGATTCATAGTGTCGATTCAAGATGATCGCCAGACCTTCGTTCCTGTAATGGCCAACTGTTGCGTCAGTAAGGCCAAGTTCCAACATCGCGCTGTTGGTTCTCCAGACCAGCGCGTAAATGTTATCCAAATCCGCAAGCTGCTCTGGAGTTGGTGTGTCCTTCCAGATGCTTTGTCGTGGTCGCCGCAATGCAGGCATCCAAGGGGACAACGGCGGCAGATCCACTGAGCCTTTTTCTGCACAATGTTTTAAGAGTTCGCATCCCCTGCGGAGCAGTCTCCACTTCCAGACCGAAAATGCCCCTTGATCAAAAAATTCACGCTGTTCAAGTAAAAATGCATCTAACATTTCAGGGGCTGCGCAAAGAATACCTTTTGCTTGAAAGTGGCGGATGACGCAGCCAATGCCGGTGTGGGTATATGCGTGCAGACTTTTGCCGCTTATACCTTGGTCAGATAAAAGTTCCAATATTTGCGTAGCGGTTGCAACCAAATCAATCGTTTCCATAGTCCTCCTCCTGTATCTTTGATGGCAGGCTGTGTTGCCTGCGCTCTCATTATACAGGTTTGGCGGACGCTTTTGTTATTCCGATGTTTTTGTGGAAAGTCCAGGATTTATGGGACTTGATGCAGCAACTTCGGAATAACTATTTCTTCGGCATAATCCTGGCACGGGCTGCCGCCGGTGATGCACCACACCGGCTCGATCTCCGCACCGTTGATTTTCGTTATATCTCCGAGATGGATCATGGTGTTCCCCTCCGTTTTCCGTAGGAGCAAAAGTCATCAGGCTACACCCGATGCCAACCGCGCCCCCAAATCGCGCAGAAAAGGCCGCGTCCTTCGTGGTCAGCCACTTCTTTACAGTGTTCACAATCCCTGCACCGCACCCCGGGCATTACATCCACGGTGGGGCAAGCGTCAATCACACCGCTTACTTCGTCAAGCGGGCAAAGTACGGCGAACTCGTTGTCATACAGCATATCCACCAGTTTGTCCGCATCAATCAACCGCATTTCATCCTCCCTAATCTCCAAACACCACGCCGCACTCGTCCTTCAGCATATCCTTGATGTGCTTCCGCTTGATGCGGCCTTCGTTTATCTCCTCCGCCAGTTTCTCCAGGCACTCGTACAGGTACGCGATGCTCTGCGTATCCCGGCTGTCCGGCGTCTCCTCCTGGACGTGCCAGCCGCATTTGTCGATCAGCACCATCGCCACCATGTCCATGTTCTCCTGCGTACCTCTGCGCTTGCCGTTCATAAAAATCCGGTCGTCCCGGCTCAAATGCTGCTTTGCCATCACTCGTCCTCCTGTATGCGCACCACCTCGTAGCAGCCATAGCCGCCGCCGTGCCGGAATGCCTTGCAAATCGCCGAGCGAACATTCTGATACTTCCGCCCGGAAAGCCGCGCCAGTTCCGCCGCCGTCGTACCCCACAAGCGGGGTAGGCGGTACTTGTCACGGGTCACGATCATGTATACCGTGGTCATGCTCACACCTCCCGGATGGCGAATCCGTACCGATTGCGGAACAGCTTTGCTTTCATGGCATACTCCCGCGTCCGCATCCCCTTCACGTCCTCCACCACCGGCAGCCAATACCGCTGGCCGTAGCTGTCAGGAGCCGTTCTGCGCTCGTACACGAAGTCTGCGATGTAGTCGATACTTTTCACGCGGTCGCCATCAAACGTCGTGTACGCCTCTTGCAAGCAGTACCGCACCTGCAATTTCAGCCCGCGTATCTCCCCGCCCTTTTGCAGCATCATCAGCGCATCGTAGCGCTCCGCCTCCTTCTTGCTGTCAAAGGTCAGCTTGCCGCGCCGCGTCTTCTGCGCCTTGTACTTGCTTGTCTTGCGCATCTTCTCCATGACCTGATTCTGTGCCGCAGGCCCCAGCCGCATCAGATCCTCACTGTTCATCCAACAACCCTCTTTTCTCCAGTCCGCGCTTGCTCATGGTGTATCGCTTGATCGTCGTCATTTTCTGCTCTTTGCCGCAGCGCTGGCACACACCCTGCGCCCATCCGCGGAACGCTGGCTCGATGATGTATTCCGCCGCCATCTCCTGCAAACAAGCCACGCACAGCCGCGCTCTGGCCACGCGCCAGATGCCTTTATCCATACAGCGCCTCCTTGACCTCCTGCCACGTCATCCCGTGTTCCCGTGCATAGCAGGAGATACGGCCAAGCTTGCGATCCTTGTGGACGTAATCCCGCATCCAAGCAAAACGCTCCATCGTGTCCAGCGTTTCCTCTGGCGGCTGCTCCTCCTGCGGTGCAATGCCCATCGTGATATCCGCCACATCGGGGAAAAATTTATTGCGTCTGGCATAGGCGACGGCGGCGGCTCTTACGTCCGCGTAGCTGTAAGGCTCTAAGGCGATCTCCCACGCCAGCTTCATTTTTGTCGTGACCTGCTTGTTCGGCCAGAACTGCGAAAACAGGGTAAAAAGCTTTTCAACCTCGCATCTGTCCATTTCTTCCTCCTCCGGTAGTACATACTCCCGCCGCCGTAATATATAACATTCGTTCTCTTACTCTCCCTCTCTCTCTTTCTCCCCCTCTTTCTCCCCCTCTTTCTCCTTGCGCCTTTGTTTTGCGTTTGTTCCACTTTTGTTATCAGTTTGATTCTGATTTGTTCTGGCGGTTGGCGGCTTTATTTCTTCCGCTGTCCAGTGTGGGGCGAATCAAATTAAATGCGACACTGGCGGCGGGGGAGAGACTGCTGGACGGTTCTGTTTCGTTCAGCGCATAGTCGCAGATCGCCAGAAGGATCTCCGCCTGCTGCTTTTTGGGGAGAGGCTGTATCGCATCCCAGTAGGAGCTGTAAAACGTGAATTGTTTGCGCTTCACACCGCCTCACTCCTTCTTCATCGCCCCGATGACGTAACCGCCGCGCTCCTTGTCCAGCGCCACCTGTACGATGTTTTCCAGGTGCCGATTCTGCCGCCGCAGACCCTTGATCTCATCCTGCATCTTTCCCATTCTTTTCTTCCTTTCTCTCGTACTCGTCCGTCAGGTGCCGTGCGATGGTGCAATGCTCCCACGCACCGGCACAGGATTGATTCATGAAGCGGGACGCCGCGCCGCCCGTCTCGAAACTGACGCGGCTTCCGCCCTCGCAGCAGACCCGCCGTTTCTCGCTGCTGGTGAAGTAGGGGCAGGTGTACCGCTTGTGCCAGTAATCCATGCCGCTTACCCCTCCCATCAGAACGGCAGGTCGCCGTCGTCCTCGATCTCGGTAAAGCCGGTGGGGCGCACCGCGCCGCTGTCCGCGTCCTTTTTGGCATCACCAAAGTAGATGTTGTCCGCCAGCACCTCGGCGTTTCGGCGCTTGTTGCCGTCCTTGTCCGTCCAGTCCCGCAGCTGCAAGCGCCCCTCCACCACGGCCATGCGCCCCTTGGAGAAATACTTGGACACAAACTCGGCAGTGTTGCGCCACGCCACCACGTCAATAAAATCCGTGTCCTTGGTGCCGTCCGCGTTCTTAAAGTCCCGGTCTACCGCCAGCGTGAAGCTAGTGACAGCGGTGCCGTTCTGCGTCCTGCGCAGCTCCGGATCGCGGGTCAGGCGGCCCATGATAAAAATCTTGTTCAGCATTTCAAATCTCCTCTCATAAATAACTTTTCCCGAACTCGCGCCGGAAGTCCTCCTCCGTCCAGCCCTGCTCCTCCATTGCCTTGAGCTGTCCGTACCGCCTCAGACGCCGCATCTGGTCGCCGTTCTTGTGTACCGCACCACGCCCGTTCCGGTGGCAGCGATTGCCGCACAGGTACACCACAAGGCCGTACTTCTCGCTCTTCTTCCGGTTCGCGCCGCCGAGAATGTGGTGGCGCTCCAGCGGGTCACTTGGGTCGTTCCGCCCGCACAAAAAGCATCGCTTGTCGTTCATACGCTCACTTCTCCCCACCGGCTCACAAGGGCATCCAGCTCTCGCGGCGTCATGGTCTCGATGCCGACATCCCGGCAGTCCTGCACGATGGCGTCTATCAACCGCGCCATCTGCTCCGTGTCGTATACGGAGCTGCCGTACCAGACGGTCACGTTCACGCAGCCATTGATTTTGCTGGGGCCGGTATCGGTCATCCAGCCGATACCGTTCCGCTCCCAACTCCGGCAGAACGCCTCCGCCGCCTTTTCCCGCAGGCACAGCACCTCGCTGACGCCGCCGATGCTCTGTATCTCCTGCCGGTATACCTTCTCTCTCGCAACGCCGTAGTGCGCCGCCAGCTTGTCCAGCAGCACCCACACATACCCGTTGGCATCGAGGCTCCGACCCTTGCCCTTGATGGTGGCGGTGTAATCCTTGCCCGGCTTCAGCGCATCGCAGACCTCCATCGCCGCCTCCGGTGACTTCACCCGCAGGCAGAGCCACGCACCCTCGCTGTCCTGCGACCAACGCGCCGCGTCAACCGTTATCTGCCGCATGGTTGTTCTCCGCTCTCATGCAGCCCCAGCAGAGCCGCTTGCCGTACTTCTTTACCGCGTTCTCTACGATCTCGTTTGTGGGATACACACGATCCCCGCATTTTACCGGCTTGATGGGCAGTCCGCAGCACTCACACAGCACAGGAGGCTCTGCCTTGTTCTCCTGTTTCTTTTCACGCTTCTTCGGCGCGTCCTCCTGTCGCTTGGCTTCGTCCGTGTCTGCGTCCTTGGTGTCGTCGATGCAGAACAAACCATTCAATGCGTACTTTCTGGCGTAGCTGGATGCCATGCCGGTGATCTGGCTGTCATCCATGCCCTTCTTGTCCTGCGGCTCTCGGGCGTAGGCTTCCACCTCAACAAAACTGTCACTCTCCTGATCGGCAAGCGTGGCTGTGGCGATAACGTAAAATCGCCCGGCAATTTCGCGCACCGCGTCGTTCAGTAAAAGTGTAGCGTTGTTCTTAACGCACAGAGGTTTTACCGCCTCAAGAATGTCCTCACAGCTCCGGTAGTTGTACTTGGCGAAGCTGTTGTACTGGCTCTTTGGCGCTTTGAGTTCCTGCTGGATCGCCGCCAGTTTCCCATAGATATTCAGCCCCATCACTTCACCCCCATGTTCGACCGCTCACACAGCTCCGCGCCGGTCACGGCCATGCCGGACTTCAGAAGCGGCGCAATGTCCGTCTTGCTCACCGTCGGCTGGGCATAGGTGATCTTGCCGTCGTACCCGTTGTCCATGCACCACTGCACCACTGCGTCCATGTCGGTGATCTCCACCGCCGTGCTCTTGCGGTATGTCACGGCACATTTGGCCGTCTGGAATGCCGCGCCGCCCAGCGCCTTCTCTGCGTAGTCCAGCAGCTTCTCCCGCTTGCGCTCCAGCTCCTTTCGCCGCTCGGCAAGCTCCTTCTCCTCCTCGCGGATGGCCTTTGCCTCCGCCGCCAGATTCTTTGTCCAGCAGAGTACGCCCTCGATTTTGGCGTCCCGCGCCATTTGCAGCGCCTCGAACGCATCAAAATCCAGCACCTCGCCGGTTTCCTGGTCGATCAGGCTCTCCAGTTCCTGGTCGATGTGATACAAACTCATACTCATTTCTGTTCCTCCCATGCGTCCCTCGCTTCAATGCAGCAATCGCACCCCACGATGGCGCCGTCCTTGTTCTTGTAGTAGGTGTCCGTCTCCTCCCCGCACACGGGGCAGACGGGCATATCGTAGTCCTTCGGCTCTAAGGGCCGCTCCGGTTCCCAATACTGCATCACGCTTCTCAGACCGGTCGACCCGCCGCTTTCAGCACGTCCCGCATCGGCTTTCTGGCCTTGAGGATGGACATGGCCCGCGCCGTGTCCCGCCTGTACTGCCGGTACAGGTCTCCCAGTTCCTCCGTCTGGTAGTATCCCTCGCCGTCGTTGCAGATCATCACGCCCTGCCGCTTGGCTTCGCTGACGGCCTTGCGCATCATCCGGTCAGAGGTCTGCATCGCCGCCGCCAGCTCCGCACGGCTGATGGCGTTTCGTCGCCCGTGGGGGATCAGCGCCGCGATGCGCTCCGTTTCCGCCGTCCGCTGGGGGATGTCGGCCTTGTCCTCGTCGCCGTACAGATATGCCCGGCTGGTACGCAGCGCCGCCTCCAGCGCTGTCATGACCTCCTCCGTGGGCAGACACACGCCGTTTTCAAACCGGCTCACCATGCAGGTGTCGATACGGGGATCCACCAGCTTCAGCACACCGCTGACCGCCTCCTGCGTCAGGCCCAGCTCCAGCCGCCGTTCCTTCAATCGGTTCATTACTGCACCTCCACCCATTCCCCGTTCTTAACGGTGTACCACACGCTGGGCTTCAGCATTTCACCATCCACAATGGCGGACAGAATGGCGGCGATATCGCCGTTCGTCTTTCGCTCTACGCAGACAACGGCGTTTCCAATCTCTCCCATTACGCGCCCATAAAAACCAGTAGCCATAGCCACACAACCTTTTCCGGTGGCGGATGCTGCGCCCCTCTCGCCGGTGGCGGATGCTGCGCCCCTCCAGCCGGTGGCGGATGCTGCGCCCCTCTCGCCGGTGGCGGATGCTGCGCCCCTCTCGCCGGTGGCGGATGCTGCGCC